CCCGTTATCCCCCGACGCAATCGTATAGCTCGTCGATACAGTCGCCTTGTTCACAAAGATACCGTTATCTGCCCTCGGTACACTCGCCGATAATTCACCCGTACTCGGCTTGTAAAGAAGTTTGGCGTTAGACGTATAGAGATTCTCAGCAGTCCCTGAAGTCGCTCCAGCAAAGACCGGATACAAGTTACTTGCCGTACTCGTGTCATTTGATAGTGCCGATCCACCGATAGACTTCCATGCAGGAGAAGAACCGCTATAACCCTCGAACTGATTCGTCGTGCTGTTATAACGCATCATCCCCGTCGTAGGACTTCCCGGCTGCTGACCAGTAGTACCCTTGCTAATGAGCAATGCACCTGTGGACGTAAAGGAGGAGTCTGAGGAAGCCGTTAGAACCGTAAACGCGCCTGTAGTGGCTGTAGATGCACCTATCGTCGTGCCATTGATAGACCCACCAGCAATCGTCGCACTACTAATAATCGCATTAGTATAGGTGACAGTCGTACCGCTAAGATTCGTAATCGTCAGGCTGTTAGCCGTGTTTCCTGACTGTAACTTGTCTGTATTTAGATTTACAAAGTTAGCATCTACCTCTGTGTGAGTTAGCGCACTACCTTTACCAGCCCGTGTGACGATAGTGGACATTACTCACCTCTTAGGCCAAAGTTACCGACAATGATCCAACCGCAATCTTGAAAATATCACCCGTTTCAATCGTCTTAGATGTATCCAAAGCCGTGTGATACATCAAGTTACCGCTAGTCGCAGCGTCATGGATTCCAATCCATCCCACCGTACCCCAGTTACCCGTAGCCTGTGGGAACTCAACCGCTGCAGTATTCGTAGTCACACCGTTACTAGGCGCACCAAACGTCACCGCAGTACGAGCATACGAACCACCGGATACCTCAGTACCGCTACCAGCATCAGTCGGATCAGACGTAAACAGACCCACATATACCGTTGTAGGGCTGGTGTAGCTAGTGTTTCTCAAAGTCGCGTTAATCAGCGCATTTTCGAGATAGTTCGACATTTCTGCCATGATTTACCTCACGTTATAAGACATAGACATAGGCTGACCGCTGTATTCACTCGACTGGTCAGAGTTCGTAATCGCAGTTACAGCACGATCATATAAAGTAGCCCATGTCTGAATACGGGCATCATTCATTAGGTACGGCTCTGCTTCAGCCAAAGACGCATACAGCAAAGCATCAGGATAGTTTGCTAAGAAGATGTTGCTAGAATTGCTATCTGACAACAGAGTAGGCTTGCCGTAGTACAGCATCTGAAGCACATAAGTACCGTCAGGAGATGGTGCTAGCTGTATCTCAGAGCCTAGAATCGTGTAGTCGATAGGCTTACCACCCTCTGTAACCCTAGACTCAGCGTAGAAGCTATTAGGAGCCTTGTAGCGCAATGTAGTCACCGGATTCGTATTCAGGTGAATATCGCGCATCTCTAAGAAGTCTGTAGGTAATCCAACCGTAGAATCACCACCTGTAGTCGATGCCGTTGCGACAATCAACATCTGCCGAGTTCTCAAGTCTCGACGTAGCCTTTCCTCAGCTAGTCGGATGAAATCGGGGATAACCGATGTTAGGTCACTACGGGCTAGGTAATTTGCTACCGTAGTCTTTAAGTCCGAATAGCTAGTAAATGCCATATTTATTCCTCTAACTGCTCAAAGTCCTTCCAGCCATATTCGTATGTTCCTATGTGCTTTATGTGCATCGATAGCTCATGGTCTACATACGTTTGAAAGCCCTCAGAACCAGCCTTGACGCAGAAATATACATCCTCACCACAGACACCGTTAGAACCCCATCCAGCATCAAACCAAGGTCTACCAGTCTTCTCAAATACTTCCTTACGGATCATTACAGCACCAAACCCGACCGCTGTAACTTCCTCGATTCCCTCTTTACCGCGAGAATCTACATTCGACCACTTACGAACCTCAGTATCACCATCCATGTACCTAGTCAAAATCTTTGCCGTAGGTGTGACAGGCTTCCTTCTGGTCGTAGCATTAACCCCAACGATAGGCACTTCGCGGCTTAACATGATGTCAATGATGTCTGGTGGAAACCGCATATCGCTATCGATAAACAGCAATGCGTCACACTTTTCACTCAAAGCAACCTGCGCTAGCTTTTCCCGTTGGTCGAAAATCAGCGTTCCCGGCATTGTGTAAAGGCTTAGTCCACCTTTACCGTCCTTGCAACGGACTGACGCATCGTGTGCTGTCATCCTCGCAAAGTCGAAAGCAAAACCAGTATGAACCTCATCCCTACACGGTACGCAAACTCCTACTCTCATATAGTTCCTCGATACGTCTTACAGGCTTGACCAAGTTCTGTGCCGTTAAGAAACTGTGCGAATCTGTCTGTATCTATCACAGCAAACCCTCGCATAATTCCTTGCTTGTTCAGGTCATCAATCACCGTATACGGAATCCTTGCAACGTGGTGCATCTCGTTGAGGAAACCTGTGCGCTGCTTATCGAATTCTCTTTGAGCCTTGTTAGCCTCAAGAATCTCCGTGATGTCCTGCTTGATCTCGATGACAATCCCACCGTCACCGTCTGCATGTACTGTCTGAGTCCGTATCGGGTTGCTCATAAATTCCTTGTTTTAGTGTTCCTATAACAAGAGCAAAAATGCTTTCCTTATTATAGTTAGCCCCCACCGTTAGGCAGGGGCTATTTGCTACTTATTACAGAGCCATATCTAGGTCAGCAACGATGCCATGAGCAGCTTCGTTCTTGACTTCCAGAGTAACTTCAGCCAAGAGCTGAGTATTCTCGCTATCACCAGTCTTAGCCAGATCATTAGTCTGGAATGGACGTAGATATGCGAGTGCTGCGTACTCAGGATCAAGGATCAGAGCATCACGGGTACGCATAAATCTATTAGGTACTATAGAAATTTGGCCGAAATCACTCATGTAGAGATCAGCAGCACCCACAATGGTAGTAGGGGTATTGCCGGGAGCCATGTAACGCTGTGCAGCGATACCAGCAAACGACGATACCTTCTGCTTACCAGAAGCACCAACCATCAGAACCTTTGGCGAACCACCGGAGACAAACACCTCTGCAACAACAGTCTTCAGCAAAGCCTCGGTGAAGGTACGAACAGTACCGTCAGTACGGGTTGATACACCGATAGTTGCTGGATCAGCACCGTCAGAAGCCTTGTCCGAATTAGTCTTGATCCACGACAGGATCGAACCCAACTTACGAGCAACAGTCGATGTACCAGCCGAACGACCTTGGTTAGCCAACAGGATAGTTTCCAGATCGCGCTTCAGTTCAGCAGAAGCCTTAGCCAACTGATAAGCCTTTTCCGACTTACGACCAGCCTTGTTTACTGTGTCCAAAGTACCCGAAACCTGAACGGTCTTCTGGATGATCTGGGTGTAGTTACCAAGGCGAACCGTTGGAGCCAAAGTTGCCGATGTAGCGTCAGCACCTTCAATCGCAGCGTTAGCAGTAGTAGCCGCAGCCAGCGAATCAGTCTGCCACTCATGATACACGGCGGTAGCTTTGGTCTTGCCAATCGAGGACATGAATGGTGTCTCAGTTGGCGAGATGTTATAGATGATGTCGGTCAAATCTTCCCGCTGACCAATCGCGGTATGTGCTGTAAATGTAGGCATGATAATTCCTTATAAAAAACGTTCAAATGCTTTAGCGGCATCAGCGACCCTTCCGGTCTGCTTTGCCCTAGCCTTAAGTTTCTTCATCTCGTCGCTGCTATCACGAGGCTGTGAAACTCCTGATTTAATCACCTTGGGAGCCTCATTAACCTTCTTCGTGATTCCCGGCTTTGCAGACTGTAGCTTGTCGTACTGCATTGCCTTCCACAACGTTAATACTGCACGCGAATCGTAAACATTCGCTAATTCTTGCTCTGAGAATCCCGCCTTTACCCCGAATTCACGGAGTTCACGACGTAATGTCTCGCCTTTCTGCGGGTCAGCATACTCAGGGATAACCTCTGCCAGCTTACGAGACTCAGCCTGTACTACCTGACCAAGTTGCTCCTGCTGCTCCCTCTGTTGCTGCTCATAAATCCTAGCCTGTTCTGCTCGAACTTGGGCTAGTTGCTTCTCCCGCTGAGACAGTTCTGCGACCTTAACTGCGTAACCGATTGGATCGGTTTCCTTCAGATAGTCCAGATTCTCAGTTTCCGGCTGCTGATTAAGCATCTGCTCAATAACCTGCAACCGTTCCGCATATTGGTCGCGGAGATACCTAGCTTCCTCGATACGCTGGCGTTCGGCCTCAACTGCTTTGCGTTCTTCTGCTACGGCTTGCGATTTCTTCGTATAGTCTGTGCCAAGTTGATAAGACTTGATAAGCTCATCAAGGGTTACCTCACGTTCCTCACCAGCGGCTTTCACCCTGTATTTTGTAGGCTCCTCTTGCTCATCCTCACCTTCATCTTGTTCTACCTCCGATTCATCGTACGATTCCTCGGATTCGGCTTCGCTATCATTGGCTTCGAGTTGGGCTTCAGGTTGTTCCTGTTCGGAGCCTTCTTCCGCACCCATAAGACCCATGATAGCGTCGGCTGCACCACCTACGTCTAACTGAGTATTTCCCGATTCGGGAGTCATACTTCCAGTATCGCTCATATATTGTTTCCTAAATTATATCGGGAACTGCCCGACTCAGTTACAAAATTTTCAGCCGCTTTTCGTCTATCAGCTTCTGTGCCGATAGCCCTTCAAGGTAGGCCTCAATCTTCTCTAATGCCCTTAGCTGGTGGTAAGCATCTTCCCTTACGTTAGCCTCGCTAGCAGCACTCATCGCAAACTTACTGA